GGACAGTTGCTTACCCAGTCTCTTGTCCCGAAGGTTGGACGCTGGTGTGTAGTTCCACCCTGGATCTCGACGCTTCTGACACAGGACGTGCGTTTCACTGGCTTCGGCACAGAAGTTTCACGTGCAACTATTGCAGCGCAAAACCTCGACAACAGCACGGGGAACAATGCCTACATTGGACGTATTCGCGGCATGGATGTCTATGAGTCAGTCAATGCACCACACATCGGTGGGACAGTTGGTGTTACTGGTAGTCAGGATGTTGTCTTTGCAGGGCACTCTATGGCGGTCACGAAAGCCGAAGGACTCGTCAAAACTGAGGCGTATCGCCCTCCTGACCGCTTCTCTGATGCTGTCAAAGGCTTGTGTCTCTATGGCGCAAAAACGGTTCGTCCGTACGCCGTTGCAGTTGCTTACTTACAGCATCCGTAGTTGAAGAAAGTTGATACTCACATGAAATCCGAGACACGAACTGTACTAGCAGCAACGCTAGATGGCGTTTCGTCTTACTCATCTGGTTCGCTTGATGTGGGGGATCTAGAGATATTGCTTGTGAGTGTAAACTCTACATCTGGCAGTGGGACTTTTGCTGTGAATGTTGTTGACGCAAATGGCAATGTATATCAAACCGCCCAAGTTCAATGTACTTCTGGGTCGCCAGGGGTAGTAGTTATTGGGGGAGGTTCGACGTTTCTACGCCCTCCTGCGTCTGGTTTCAATTATGGGATTCCCTACTTTGGCGATCAAATCCAAATTGATTTGATAAGTGGGACACCCTCTGCCCAATTATCTGTTAAGGGCAAATGAGGATAAAGATATGCCACGAACAAATTTACCTGTCACCAACCTCACCGCGAATGGTGCAGTACTCAACAATGCAGGGACGGCAATTGATGCAACGAATGGTATGAACATTGCTATTCCTACCAATACGATACCGGCAGGAGGAAATGTAGATCGTCTCGTCCTTTATGTACAGAACTCAACAGCCTCAACCAAGACAGTCACGGTGAAGGCTGGTGCAAATACAACCACTGCTAATGTGCCTGCATTCCAGGCTGGTAAGGGCGATTTGACCACTGGCAACCTATCAGCTAGCACTGGTACAGCATTCATTGGTCCATTTGATGTTGCCCGGTTTGTGCAACCCGATGGATCTGTGAACGTGGATTTTGCCTCATCGATGACAGGCACAGTCTGGGCACTGCTCTTGCCGAGGGCGTTCTAATGTGGCTCAGGTTGTCAAATGGCAGAGAAGAGTTAGTTGTAAACGAGGATCATATTAGGCGTCTCATCGCAGAAGGGGCTGTCGAGATCCCTGATCCTCGTGAACAGCCTAAAGAGACGCCTCTTCCTGTAGAGTCAGTTCAAGAGAATGAACAATCGTCTCTTGATACTGATTCAGATGAAGAGGCTACTCAACAACTGCCTGTCCAGAAAAAACTATCGAGGCGTGTCTCGAAGCCATCGAAATAAGGGAACCGTAGATGCCTGCACGCAGCACAATGAGTGATTTGATAGCGCTTGTACGCACAATGATTGCCGATCCTGCTGGAGACAGTCAGCATTTCCAGGATACCGATATCGAGATGCGACTAGATGCTAGCAGAGACGACGTACGTTACGAAAGCTTGTCTATTGCTCCAAGCATTGTGAACATAGCGTCCACAAACAATCTGCCTGAAACCATCTATGCTGATTACTATAGCCGATTTCAGTGGTGGGAAAGCGATGTGGTATTGCAAGGACAGGACATAAACGGCAATGCATGGAAGGTGCTAACCCCACTCGCTTCAGATTACATTGTTGGTCACTGGCAGTTCGAGTTGGATGTGTTTAATACTGGCACGGTCCCTGGTCAGTTGCCTCCAGCGTTCGCTACGGGGCGTGTCTACGACCCTAATTGCGCAGCAGCCGATCTTCTAGAGTTCTGGGCGACCTCGCTGTCATGCGCTTATGACATCAATGTGGACGGGCAAAGTTTGAAACGCTCACAGATGATGGACATGAAACTCAAGATGGCTGATCGCTATCGCAGGCTTGCCAAGCCTCGCATCGCTAAACAGAGCAGGCGTGATGTTGCCGTTGAACTCTCTGCGAAACGCGTTCGTCTCCTTGAAGACGATGATGTAGTTATAAAGGGGACGTAACTGATGAGTTGTGGACCAACTGCCGCTGAACTGGCACAGATACGTGCTGATGTGGCTGCAATCGCGCTCGATCTGGATTGCATTATAGAACGCAAAGTTGAAACGCCTGATGCATGGGGAAGCGCTACGGCAAGTTGGTCAACCGTCTCAACGCCAAAGGCCGGAATGAAATCACCAAAGCCTGCTCTCCTCGATTTGTATGCCGAGCAGTTGGGGGCAAAACTTGCGTGGCAGGTCAATTTCACATGGGGGACTGATGTACGTGTTCAGGATCGCCTAACGATTGGCAACGATGTGATGGTGGTGCAGGCTATTCTGTCGCAACAATCGTACAGTTCGTTGACCACCTGTTTAGCAGTGGAGATAGAGCATGAGTGAAGTTGCATTAGGGCTTGCTTATCTCAAGTCTGCACTTGCTAACGACGCCACATTGAGCGGTTATGCGCCTGGTGGTATTCGTAGAGCTATGGCACAACCACAAGCACCGGCACCATACATTACGATTAAGCATCAGGATAACGGTATGGATGCGCCCGTCTTTGGTGGAGGACGTGCATATTCAGATGTGTACTTTGAAGTGAAAGTATGGGGACCGGCCAGCGGTACTGCGGCACTCATCAATGCCGCTGATAGGATCGATACGTTGATCTCGACAGCCATACCCGTAGCTGTATCTGGTGGCACTATCAAAGCCTGTTTTCGTTCGCAACCATTGCAGAGTGATGAAGACCCTGACGGGGAACAGTGGAGCTATTTCGGGGGCATCTATCACATGTTCATCACCACGTAGGAGGCATCGTATGGAACTTGCAGAAGCAAATGCAGAGTTGAAAAAGAGACTCAAGAAATTGAGTTACACCGACTTTGAAATGAAGCCTGGGCAAGAAGATGTGTTGATGCTCCACGTGCAGGGTCATCTCATCTGTAGCGTTGCCTACGCGCTCTCCATGTCTGATGAGCAACTCAAGGCACTCGTTGACGAAACAGTGCAGGTCGCAGGAGAAGGAGAGCAGGTCTGATGGCTGTAGTGCGAGAAACACCACGAGGGCGCAACTTCACTGCTGAGGAGTTGATTGGACGGCAAATCAGAATTGAAGGACCGGTCCCGAAGAAGAAATCGCCACCTACCGGGTTTGGTATGATGATAATCGCCAATGATGAGTTTGTTGGGAATGTGAGCAAGATTGTCTTGAACATCGAGCCTTCTTCCATCGTCGAGGCAACATTGACGCTCTGGCGTTTCGATCAGGCAACAGAGCAAGATGTGCCAACTGAAGAAGTGACACTACGGGATAACATTGAACTGTCCTTCTCAGCCATCGTCTCAGAGGTGCAATAGTGGGCGCACGCGTTGTCATCCAGTTCCAGGGTATTGAGGAAACCATCTCGCGCCTTTCGCAAATCGAGGAAAAAGCTCAACAGAACATCATCAATGAGATGAAAGCAATCTCAGATGATGGCAAAACAGCCTGGAAAGAGGCGACACCTGAAGGCAAGACAAAGCAATTGCGCAGTGGGGAAGACGCCACGCCTACCAAAATGTCCATCACCTTCACCAGCCCAACCTACTACTACAAGTTCGTAGATGAGGGACATCGTGTTAGGAAACGCGGCGGCGGTTATGCTAAACGTCGCGTCGAAGGGCGCAAGATGACAAAAGCGCTCGTGGGCTGGCTGAAAGAGAATGTGACCCGATACTTATCAAGGTTTTTGGACAACGTATAGAGGAGACCGTTAGTGACGACAAGCTCATCGATACGGTATAATAGAAGCAGTGAGCAAGCAGAGCGCATTCCAGTGTTCTGCGACAAAACAAACAAGTTGCTCACACGCATTGACGCCACAAGCCTCACTCAACTGATAGAGGTGCAAGGTGGACAATGGTGTTGGTGTCGTGGGTGCCACATGGAACATCATATCCTGTGGAAAGACCTCGCACCGAAATAACGTAAAGTAACACCTATCCAGGCTGTTCATAGAACAATCAAATAACCCAACCGGAGCCAACAGAGCCATATCGAAATTTCGGATTTCAGGTATGGCTCTTCTTTTTTGTGCCATGCCTCCCATAGAAGGGAGCAAAAAATTGGCAGCTTTAGCCGGAATTGGGGCTTCCGTGACGGGCGCGTCTACCGCCATCAATGAGGCGTCGAAATGGACGCTCAGCATCAAAAATGCGGTAAAAGACGTGACACCTTTCGGTGCGACAGGCAATTGGCAGATTAACCTGCCAACCATCAACTCCTGGACATGCAAAATTACCGCATTTATCGACTCTTCAGATACGGAGCAGGTCAACTTGCTCTCCCTCATCGGAACCTCAGTTGCGCTTGTCCTCAAAGTGGACGGCACACACAATTTTGCAGGTGACGGCATTCTTGTGGGGATTGACCCATCGGTGGACGTGCAGGGCGCTGAAACGATAGATTTCAGCTTCACCGGCACTGGCGCAATTGCCTATACCTAAGAGGTGACGTTATGAGCGCATATGCAGGCATTTCGGGCGACGTGTGGCTCTCAACGTCGCCTCCTACCGCCCTCGGTAGCCCTGAGAACGCCACAGATAGTGGCGATCACACCACCTACTCCCTAACACATCAGGCATGGGACTGGACGAAAACCCTGACAGTTCAGTGCAGCCCGAATGGTAGCACTGGATGGTCCACGGTCACAGATTATGTGTTCTGGTATCCAGTTGGCGCGATTGTCTTTGCGACTGCCCGAACAGTTGGCACGAATAACTTCGTGCGCGTGTCAGCAGGCTCGTACTTCACGCTCTCGCAACTCAGTGGGGCGCATGCATGGAAAGTGCAGGCAAAGGCAAACACAAAAGACTGCACGCCTTTTCAAGCGTCTCAAAACTTTGCCACCTACACCGCGACGACAAAGCAGGCGACGTTCTCAGTGGACTGCTATAGCCAGGACGCGCGCATCTTAAACGAGCTAATCGTTGGTGTTGGCAACATCAACACGTCAGGCGGTATCGTAGTGTGTCAACTCTACTGGGACAAGAGCGGGGGCAAACGGTATCAGTTTTTTGCGCTCCCAACAGGCATCACAACGACTGTGGCGTCCAATGACATCGATAAACAATCGGTGACGATGAGCGCTGATGGCCCGATTTACACCGTTACGTCGAATACATTTAGCACAACCGCTGTAAAGCAAATGTAGGAACCATATGACAGAAACAACCGTAGAGCTTGACACGACAAAGGAAACGCCTTCTCAGAACGGTCATGATGAGAAGTGGCAGGCATTTGAGAGTGATGAGGCATTCTTACAGCACATCGCATCGAAAGAGCCTGCCGAAGAAGTCGTAGAAGTGCCGGAGTGGGGCGTGAAGGTGCTTTGCAAAGCGCTGAGTGCAGCGGAGCGTATTGAGGTGCAATCGCTCTCATTTGATGCGAAGACGAATCGCACCAACTACGCTCCACACACGCCTCTCATCACGCTGTATGGGAGCTACAACCCAACGACCGGCAAGCGAGCGTTTTCAGATGCGCACAAAGCGATGTTACAAGATCCGCGACACGGCGGGGCCGTTGTGCGTTTGGCTTTTGTCATTTTGCGGCTCTCTGGCATGCTCTTTAACGACGTAGAGGCTGCCAAAAAAAAATAGAAGAACACCCGTATCTCTATGATGCTTACCGGCTCATGGAGCGGCTTGATTATAAATACCTGGAAGATTTCTTGCAGGCTCAAACAAGTGGGCAACTTGCAGGATTGATTGGGTACTTGCGGGTTGATGATGAGGTGCAAACGCAACGCATGACACTTGCTTTCATGCGAGCGCTCAGGGGAGGGATGCAACCATCTACCCCTGCAAGGGAAGAAGAGCCAGTCATAGACACGACTGATCCGAACTTTGTCAAAAATTTCAAAGGCTTCAATTTTGAGAAGTCGAAACCGAAAAGACGCCCACAAAACGCACAATTCATAGCTTGAGAGGAAAGGAGGTGAAAACAGAAAATGGCAGACGCAGGCGAAGTTAAGGCCAAAGTAACAATAGAATACGACGGATCAGGCATCAAGCAGGCTAAAGAAGATTTAGCAAGTCTCGCTCAGGCCGCTGGTAGTGCTGGCGAAAATGCGGGTCAGGCAGGCGAAAAAATGGCTGAGCTTGACGCGCAAATGTCAGGGAGCGCCGAAAGTGCGCGTGGATTTTCCAGCGCTCTGGGTGAACTACCCAAGATTGCAGAGGGTGGCACATCTACTATTTCAGAGATGACGAGCGCGCTCTCAGAGCATCAAACCGTTATTGCTGAGACAGGATCGGCATATGAGGGCTTAAAAAAGCCAGTCGAGGCAACGGTCACGATGCTACAAGATGTCGCTCCTCAGATGCAGGTCATCTCCAAAAATGCTCAGAGCATGCAAGAGCAGATGAGCAGTGCCAGTGAGGGCTTTACTCAGATAAGCACATCGGTCTCTCAGGTCGCTCCACTTTTACCTCAATATGCGGAAAGCATGCATGCTGTTTCTGAGTCGTTCAATCCGAGTGCGTTTGGGTTGGATGACTTTGTACGGAATACAGAAGTTTTCCAAGAGGCGTTATCCAATCCGGCACCATTTTCCATGATGAAAGAGCATCTGCTTGAAACAGGGCAGACGTGGAGTGATTTCACGTCTTCACTCTCAGAGAGCGATGCCGCCATGTTTAGCGAGATGGCGCAAAGAACCAGTGGCTCCTATCAAGTGCTTGATAAAGCTGCCGGGAGCGCTCAAAAGGCTGGTGCGGCGTTTACAGAAGCGGCCAATGGCGCAAATGATTTCACTGCTCAGTTTCTTGGTATGAATGACGCGGCTGTCGAGACAAATAAATCTATTAAAGAAACCGGCGCGATTCTTGAAGAAACTGGCAAGTCGTCAGGAGGCGGTGGCGGTTTGTTTGGCGGTTTGTTTGGTGGTGCTGCTGCATCAGAGGATGTGGTTTCGCCGTTCATGGGTTTCCTCAATGACGTGATGATGCCGCTCATGGCTGTGCAGATGGTCGGATACGCTTTCAGTGCGGTAGGACAGGCAATCTATGACAGTGCGGCTATCGCGGAAGGTCCAGCCGCGCACAGTTATGGCAGTTTTACGGGCGCTGTCGATACCATGAGCGCCAGTGTAAACAAAGCCAAGCAAACATTTGCAGAGGGTTTTGGGCAGGGAACCCTTCCATTCCTGGAAGGCATGAACAACGCAAATAACAATCCGAATGGCGGTATAGATT